GCAGCATGATCTCCGCGCCGAACGCGGGGTCGAGCAGCTCCCGCAGGTTCCAGTACGCCGCGGACCTGACGTTGGCGAAGCCGAACTCTCCATCTCTGGTCCTCTTCCGGGTCTTGGCGGCGCCGGTGTACGCCAGCACGGGCACGCCGAGCTCGCGCAGCCGGTCCACCACGCCGCCGCCCACGCCGATGCTGTCCACGACCGGCACCCACCCCACGGGCGCGGCCTGCTCCTCGTCCTGCTCCTGCTCCTGCTCCTGGTGCTGGTCGGGCTCGCCCAGCTCCTCGGGGTCGCCGGGGTCGCCGGAGGCGGTGAGGGCCGCTTGCACGCGGGCGGTGGTCTGCATGGTGTCCTGCCGGTCGTAGGCCGTCAGCTTGGACACCACCACCCCCAGCCGGAAGGCGAAGACGGTGGAGTCGCCGCCGGCACGGGCCACGTCCACGCCGAGCACGCGGCGGCCGGGCATAGGGGGTCGGCCGGCCGCGTCCCACTCGTGCCAGCGCTCGATGGCCGCTTCCACCCACCCCAGGGGGATGACGCTGTCCTCGTCCGCGGCCCGGAACTCCCCGAGCACGCGGTTGGCGTACAGCGCGGAGTCCTCGCCCCACTGGCGCTTGCGCTGGTCGGCCCACTCCCGGGTGATGCGCCCGGCGGCGATGGCCTCTTCCAGGGTGACGTGGCGGGTGTACCAGTCCTCCAGGCCGGGGGCGCGGCGGTGGATGTCGTAGAACCGGCCGGTCGTCGGGCCGGGGGTGCTGATGGCCAGCGCGAAGGACTCCGGCAGGCCGTCCATGCGCCCGCCGGAGAACGCCCCCTCGATGGCGTCCCAGGTGGCGTCCGGCACGATCTTGGCCTCGTCCACCAGGTACAGCAGGCTGTCCGCGTGGGCGCCCTCGATCAGCTCGGCCTTGTTGGAGGCCACGGCGTTGGCGGCGCCGTGCACCAGTTTGAGGCTGAGGGCCAGCAGCTCGGTGCGTTCCGAGAAGGGCTCCCGGCCGAGCACGCTCCACCGGATGCGCCGGGCCCACTTGTGCACCTCGGGGAGCAGGAACACGGCCAGGTGCCGCCACGCCGAGGCGGTGCACATCACCTTCCAGTCGATGCCGGCGGCTTCCCGGGTGGTGGCGAACCAGAGCACGACCAGGCTGGCCGTGGTGGTCTTGCCGAGCCCGTGGGGGCCGCGGGCCGCAACGCGCCGGTGCTCCACCAGGGCCTCCATGATGTCGCCCTGGTAGGCCGTCAGGCCGTCCGTGCCCTGCCAGTCGATGACGTCCCGGACCCACCCGGCCGGGTCGTACATGTACCTGGTGGTGCGCTGGAAGGCCCGGCGGCCGTGCTCCTGCTGGATGCGGTTGCGCAGCGCGCGGAGGGCCTGGACGTCCCCCGCGCGCACGAGCGCCGCGATCTGCCGTTCAATCTCGGCGGTCGTGGCCATCCGGTGCTCCCCTGCCGAGGTAGGTCCACGACCGGCCGCTCACGGCGTTGCGGACGGTGGACATGGCCACGCCGTACTCCTCGGCGAGGTCCCGGGTGTTGCCGCGGTTGTACGGGCCGGTGCCGGGCACGTGCCGCCTCCGCAGTTCCTGCACCTCCTCCTCGGTCAGCACGTGGCCGCCGTGTCCCTCGCCGCGCGCCTGCCGCTCTGCCTCCATGCGGTCGCGGGTGTTGTCGGCGTTGTCGCCCGTCCGCAGGTGGCGCAGGTTGATGCACCCGTGGGAGCCGTCTCCCTCGTTGCAGGAGTGGAGCACGTGGGCCTCCCCGGGGTCGCCGTGGGCCAGGGTCCACACGGCGCGCGCGGCGGTCATCTGCACCCCGTCGAGGCGCACGATGGGGCGCTGCTCCCAGCCGGTGGGGATGATGCACTCTTCCGTCGTGGAGACGGTCGCGGCGCGCACCAGGGCCAGCAGGCTGCCGCGTCCTGCCCGCTTGCGGGTGGTGGGGGAGCCGTTGTTCTGGGCCAGCTTCCGGTGCCTCTCGCACCAGCCGGTGCGCTTCACGGCCACCGGGCGACCGCAGGGGGCGCCGTCCTCGATCACCGGGCACCCCGCCGGGACCGGGCGCAGGGCCTGGCGTCCGGCGGGGTCGGTGCCGCGCCGGCGCCAGTGGTCTAGGCAGGTCATGCACCAGTAGCCGGTGCCGATGCGGGCGCGGTGCGGGGCGCGCGGACTCCCGCAGCGCTCCGTCGAGCAAGTACGGTCAGGCATGTCGGACCTCTCGTCAGGTTCGGCAACACCCCGCGACGGTGGGCGCCGTCGCGGGGGCTTTGTCCGAAATGGTAGTGACGAGCGGGTGAGCATGATCACCATTCTCGCGCGCTGGTACAAGGTCGTTACAGCAGGTCACGGGGCTTCCCCGTCGTCCTTGGCCGCCGATTCGATCATGGCCAGGATCTCGTCCCCGAGGCGCTGAGCCTCCACGTTGAGCTTCACGGGAGCCTCGGTGCCCTCGATCCGGGCGCGGCCGGCGAGGCACTTGAGGACGACCTCCGCGGCCCGGGGATCGCCCTTGAGCGCCTTCGCCCAGAACGCGGCTTGCAGCCGGTCGTACCGAAGCACGGTCATGTGCTCCAGCTCCTCGGCCTTCGCGTCCTCCTCCTGCCGCCACTGGGCCAGCCCGCGACGCACGTCCCGGCACGCCGTATGGCGGTTCGGGTAGTCGAGTTGCTCCGTGATCGTCTGCCAGTCGATCCCTGCCGTCCTCATCGCAATGGCCTTCGCTCGACGAGCGGCGGTCTGGGCCTGCTTGGCCTTGGACGCGGGCATGCGGTCACCTCCTGCCGGGGCCACGTTTTTGCGGGTTTGGGGCCACGTTCCTTATGGGGCCACGTTCGGCCGGAACGTGGCCCCGTCAGGTCATCAGGCGGTGCAGCTCCTCCCGGGCCTGCGGGTCGCTCTGAAAGCGGCCCGTGTAGCTGGCGGTCACCATCACCGAGCCGGGCTTGCGGGCGCCCCGGTGGGCCAGGCAGCCGTGTTCGGAGCGGATGACGCACGCGGCCCCCACCGGGTCCAGGTGGTGCTCCAGGGCCGCGGCCACCTGGTGGGTCAGCTCCTCCTGCGTCTGGAGGCGCCGGGCGTACACGTCCAGGACCCGGGGCAGCTTCGAGAGGCCGGCCACGGGGTCGCCGGGCTTGGGCTGGTACGCCAGGTCCGCGGTGCCGGTGAACGGCAGCAGGTGGTGGGAGCACAGCGACGTGAAGGGCACGCCGGTGACGACGATGGGGCCGCCGTCGTGGTGGACGGGGAAGGTGCGGGCCAGGTGGGCGGCCGGGTCGTCGGCGTATCCGGCGGTCATCTCCGTCCAGGCGCGCAGCACGCGGGCCGGGGTGTCCTCCATGCCGGGGGCGAAGGGGTCGATGCCGTTGGCGACGAGCCAGGCCCGCAGTCCCTCGGTGAAGTAGGCCGCGGCCACCTCGTGGTCGCCGGGGCGGACGAGGATCGGCGCCCCTTCGCCGGCAGGGGGCGCGGCCGGCGCCTCCGGCTGCTGGTCGTGGTCGACGTCGGCGGCGGGGGCCTGGTCCTGGGTGGTGGTGCTCATGGTCAACGGCCTTTCTCTTGGCCCCACACGGCGACGTGCAGGCGGTTCGTCAGGTTGAAGCCCGCGGAGATGGCGGGGTCGGCGAGGAGCGCCAGGCGGCGGTTCAGCACGGCGGTGTCGGTGCCCTCCGGCATGATCCACACCAGTTCCGGCGGGATGTTGTGCTCGCGGGTGAACCCTTGGACCTCCTCCAGGTCCGCCAGGCCGGTGCACACGAACTTGAAGGCCACCCGGCCGGACCAGCGCAGGACGGCCAGGGCCTTGCCGTTGACGCGCTTGTCCACGGTGTCCCCGGCATGGAGCAGCTTGGGGGAGCAGTTGAAGCGGGTGACGCGCGCGATGGTGTACGGGGTGGGCGCGATGGTGCCGTTGGTCTCCACCTCCACCTCCACCCCGGCGGTGTGCAAGGCGGTGAGCAGGTCGTGCCAGCCGTCCTGCTGCTGGTGGAGCAGCGGTTCCCCGCCGCTGATGACCACCAGGCCCGGGTCTCCCTCCAGTGCCCGGCGCGCGATGTCGCCCACGGGGGTGCGGGTGAGGGTGGCGCGCAGGTCGAAGCGGGAGGCGTCCCAGGTCTCCGGCTGGTCGCACCACTTGCAGGACAGGTTGCAGCCGCCGAGCCGGACGAAGGCGCAGCGGCGCCCCGTGCTCGGCCCCTCACCTTGCACGGTCAAGTTGGCCCGAACACCTCCGCGACAACGAGCGTCGGGGCGTCGGACCGGGCATCACCCCCTCCGGTTGAAGTGCTTTCCTCGGGGGTGGTCAAGCGGGATACCCCGCTTCTTGCGCTCACGCTCACGCGCGGCCTTCCTCTCGCACTCCTGGCACAGGACCTTGACGCTCCCGTTGCGGCGCTTCTTGGTGTACGTGCCGTCCTTGACGTGGCCCTGCGGGCACACCTTGGACGGGTCGCGGCCCTCCCCCTCCGCCCGGCGGGCCGCTGGCAGCCACCCGGCCGGGCGCCGCTGCTTCCAGTACGCGGACGCGGCAGCGCGCTGCTCGTCCGTCCACTGGCGTCCGACCCCGCCGTACGAGACCCCGGCCTGGGCGGCCTTGTTGAACCCCTTGGACGGGTCGGTCAGGTCGTGGTGGTCGATGTAGTGCTGCTCCCGCTCGATGCGCACCTCGGCCGGGCACAGCTCCAAGATCCGCCAGTCGAACGCCTCGGCCCCGTACTTCGCCCAGGCCGCTTGCAGGTGCTTGTTCCGGTGCGTGCCGTCGCTCAGCTCCTGCCGGTGCCGGGACCACCTCTTGCTGATGTTGCTCGTGCTGCCCACGTACATCCGGCCCGTAGCCAGGTGCACGATCGCGTACACCCCAGGCTTCTCGGTGCTCACAACGCCCTCTTTCTGCCGTCGAACTGAGGGCGCGACAGTAGGAGCTGCGTGGGGCCGAACACTTCGGTGACGGGGCCGGTGCGGGCATCCTTTCCAGGGGCTTTCCAGTCACGCGGCGGTCCAGGTGGCGGCGTTGACGTGGGTCTCCTGGACGTGGACGCGGGTGACGCGGGCGCCGTACGCGCGGGCCTGGTCCTCCAGCACGTCGCCGGCAACCCGGGCGATGAGGCCAGCCACGTTCTCCACGGTGGGCCACACGGGCAGCCTGTAGACCTTGCCGTGGGGGGCCAGAAGCGGCAGCAGCTCGTCGTCCTTGCCGAGCATGATCCCGTGGTCCAGGTGCTCGTCGATCCAGCGGCGCAGCGCGTTCTTGAACGGGCCGAACTCCACCACCATGCCGTCGCCGAGCTCGTCGGCCTCGACGGTGACCGCCGTCCACCAAGAGTGGCCGTGCAGGGACTGGCACTTGCCGGGCAGGTGGGGCAGCCGGTGGCCGGATTCGAAGTTGTGGCGAACGACCACGCCGTGGCTCATGACTGGACTCCCTGGGGGCGGGCGACGGTGTAGCGGGTGGTGCTGTTGTCGTGGCCGATGTCGTCGTGGACGCCGATCACGTCCAGGTGGACCGCGCGCAGGGCGTACTTCCCGCCCCACGGCTCCCACTCCGGGGCCACGTAGCCGTCCAGGTGTGCCCAGAGGCGGTCCGCGATGTCCTCGTTGGTGGCGTCCTTGAAGGGGCGGCGCGTCAGCTCGTGGATCCGCCGCTCCAGTGCCTCGTTCGTGACGGCGAAGGAGGGGTAGCCGTGGCGGCCGACCGTGTCG